CGCTGTTCGCGCGTCTTATAGCGATGACTCAGTGAACTATAAGCTAGACCTTGCAACCTATGTAATGGAAGCAATAGCGGCTTAATGTCCCCTCGCGCGTCACAACTGTATCTAAATGCTACCCCACGGACTACTATAAGGAACCACAACCATGACTAAAAACCAATATTACCGCCTCGCGCGCTCTTATGACACGCGCATACTATGGAGCTTTCTGGTTCACCCTATGCCGGGGATGCTGCCCATCCACGCGCGCATTATTAGGGTTGTATTGAGGCATCGTGGGGCTTTGAGTGACTAAGAGTCCATGGGGAATCAGAGTCTATTGGTTCCTTTTGGAGTCCATGGACTCTAGTTACCAAACGACTCTATTGCATAAAAAGTGTAAAAAGTCCTATAAAACATAACTTATGGAGATAACAAATGATTCGTAAGAAACCCACGGGCTACCAATGGGTGGCTTTTAGTCCCCCTCGCGCGATACAAAACACAGCACTTTATGTTGAGAAGTTTTCCCCACAATCCCCCATTTTCTCCACATATTGTCTATCTGTTAATTTTTACCACTATATCTTGACGTCACTACGGGACTCGCTCATCGTGTTTTGGTTGGCTGAGATTTTATGGACGTTCAGTCAAGTGACAACACACGGTGAGCGAGGGTTATACATTAAAACGCAATAGGAAGGCCGCTGGTAGGCGTAAGTTATTTGTGGGTAGGATATATCCCATGGACTCCTAATGCTCGCCAGCGACCTTCTCTGTTGATTGTAGGCAATACACCTAAATAATGCCTACAGTTACATAAAGCGTATCACTTGTTCTGCGTTCGTTCTCACGCTACAGTGGTCGTTTCAACAATAGCATTTAGCCGTTGGGTGGAAAGATCGGTCCTAAAGATAATAGGTGAAAAATGTTTAAATGGTATGTTTACAGCGACTTAAACAGCTTTGGACATGATGCTCTGTTTATAGATGAACAAAAACACGAGGGCAAACTAGGGGCCTTAGTTATCCCTGTCACCCCTCGCGCGTATGAACTACTGTCTACAATAGTCGTAAGCTTTGAATTGAGTAATAACCGTGGGTTGCTTTTTGTGCCCATGGGTGACTATAGTCTGTTGTTCAGTTGCTTTGAGGAGAAGGGCTACAATCTTTCAATCGCCCCCTTCTGAGCGACCAAAGGGAGTCCAGTGTAATGGATAAACGCAACGATCTAACTGACGCTGAAGTTTTGGCTTTAGAGCGTCTGTTACGTGTCTCGCGCGAGTTACGAGAGATAAGCAGGACGTTTCCAGTGTCATTCATAGAGACTTTTGCAACCGTGGCCTTACACCCCGGTCATGGGCCTTTTGAATATGCAAAGAGACTTGAGACTATTCCACCAATAGCCTCAAAAGCACTTAGTAAACTTGGTGAACGTGGGCGTCGTGAGGAAGATCCATATGGGCTACTCACCCCGCGCGATGATCCGCAAGACACACGTAAGGTAAACTATTTCCTATCGTCAAAAGGTAAGTCGATGGTGAAAAAGCTGGCAAAAGCAATGGGCACATAACACCATTGTTTTGTCTGGAAAGGAGCCCTTGGGCTTTAAGTAATGGAGGTCTACTAATGTCTATTTATCCAGAGAAATACGACAAGAAACCTACAGGTTATTGGTTGGTTGAGGTGACAATTAACAAAAAGCGGTTTCGCGCGAGGGCTAAAAGTCATGATGATGCTCTAGCGATGGAGCGTGAGCTTTTACTCACTGGTGAACTACCGCGACCGTCAGAGGTTAAAGAGTATCTGCTACGCGACCTAGAGCGAGACGTATCGGATAAGCTTTGGCGTGACTGTAAAGACGAAGAGTATGCCGTCAGTCGCTTAAATGACTGCATTAGTCTACTCGGACCAAACACCCCAGTAAAAGAAGTCCGCTACTCGCAACTAGAGCAACTGTCTGAAAAACTACGGTCGAAACGTAGCTACAAGGGCACACCCTACACTAACAAGACAATCAATCGTTATATGTCGAGCATCTCTAAGGCGCTTCGGTGGGCACATAAGTCTGACCTCATTCCCAACATGCCAGCGATACCTAAGTTGCATGAGGACGAGGGTCGCATAGCCTACCTTCGTGGGCAGGAAATACCTAAGTTTCTGGAGTGGATACGCGACCACGAAAGGCCAACCACAGCCCTCTGTCTTGAGCTGCTCCTGATGACTGGTATGCGCGTCGGTGAACTCCTGACACTCGCGCCTGACCAAGTGGAGCAGGATGAAGACGGTAACTACTTTGTGGCGCTTGAAGCAGACAAGACCAAGACCAAAAGTAGCCGAATAATACCCATCCCGTCTGACTTGGCTCCCCGACTCGTAGAGATGCTTTCCGACCGACTGCCTAACTATGAGCTACTACGGCAAGCCTGTCATCGCGCATCGTTGTCATTGAAGCTCAGGGATATGGTTACTCCACACATCCTGCGTCACACTTGCGCAACGATGTTGACAGCCAAGGGAACCCCAAGTTTGGTCGTAGCGGACTTACTTGGACACAAGAACCTAGCGACCACTCGCAGATACGCACACACCACTATGATAGCACTGGTCAACGCTAGTGAAGTGATGAAGTCTACAAGGTAATCACAAGGTAAATCGTAGTTTTTCGTTACTGTAAACTACAAGTAAAACAGAGGGTTAACCAGCGCGCTGTCCGTTTACAGTCCGCCCCCTTTGCCGCTCGGGACATTCCCCCAAGTTACTTTCGGTAACCGGGGGATGTCTTCGACAAATCAACAGCTTTTGTCAAGTTCACCAGAGAAAATGAATGTCAAAAAACAGCAGGACATACAGAGAACGTTGTCATTGACATTACCCACGGTCTCCAGTACGCATGGTATTTTAGGAGGCCGATGGTAATAATACCCCAAGGACTAATAGTAACAGAGAGTTATGACAAATAGGAATATCTGCAACCTCCTATTGCCTAAATAGCTCTCGCTGGATCGAGGAATGAACTATGGATGCACTGTCTTACACCGCAGAGACGCTGGATAAACGTAATGGTAAAGTCATCGAAAACATGGGTCTTGGGGACACTGACGCTGGATTAAAACTTAATGCTCAATATCTACCTATCTTTAGTCAACTCTTTGATAAATGGAGAGAAAAGGTAACTACAGATAAAGGATTTAGGGGTAATATCCGTGTCTTAAAGGAACTATCGTCAGACCTTATGGCAGCTACAGCAATCAACTCTGTGCTGTCATCTTTAGGAGTAGATGGTCCATCATTAACAACGACGTTACGCTACCTTGGACAAGCGTTTTACTATGAGTGTTACGCCCATAAGCTTCGCTCATTTAATTCAGAGGAAACAGTAAAGCTTGAAGCATTGGTTCGTAGAACACATGCCAACTTAAAGTATCGCAGAAGAGCTTTACGTGCTCATGCACGAAAGATTGACTTTAAATTTGATGAATGGACGGACGCTGAAAAGCTTATGGCTGGTAAGCGTATGCTTGAGGTGATTTTAGAAGGCCCTGCGTTTGCTTTAATGGCTATAGGCGACATTCAGTATGTGGGTCTCACTCAAGAAGCCACAGACAACTTACATGAGCTTGTAGCTGAAATAACGCTACAGAGACTTATGGGCGTCCCTCAGCAAGGAAATGTTGTTTACTGGGAGTCGTCTGTTCTTCACTTGGATGAACTACCATACTCTCTTGTCAGAACGTATCAGAAGCCTGTTAGGAGCCACGTAGATAGGGCTATCAAATCGGGCAGTATGTCTCCCGTCCTTGAAGCATTAAACCACGCACAGAGCGTCCTATATCGCATCAACGAGCCTGTGTTGGCTTTGGTTCGTGAATGTTACGACAAAAACATTCCTGTCGAGGGTTTGCCATCAAAAACCAAATTACCTGAGCCAGTTAAAACTGTTGCTTGGGAAGACATGACGGATGACGAGAAATATCTCTGGAAACGTAAAGCAAAGGAGATAGCTATTGTAAACGTTGGTTTAGAGGGACAACGTGTTGTTCTTGAGCGTGACCTAGCCATGGCCGATCATTTGTTGGGCAAACCTTACTGGATACCGATGAATGTAGACTATAGATCGAGGTTTTATGGCATCAGTCACTTCAACTTTCAAAGACAAGACCACATCAGAGCTTTGTTTATGTTTGATGAGGGTCAAGTAGTAACTCCAGAAGGCTTGTTGTGGCTGAAAGTCCACCTCGCTAACTGTGGTGACTTTAACAAAGTCTCCAAGAAAACCTTTGATGAACGCATATGGTGGGTTGATGATAATATCGACGCTATTATTGCGACTGCAAAGGAGCCCTTGGGTAACCTATGGTGGATGAAAGCTGACAAGCCTTTTCTTTTTGTAGCTGCTTGCATGGCTTTGAATGATGCAATGAATGGCAAAGAAGTTCACCTTCCTTGCTCATGGGACGGGAGTTGCTCTGGTCTTCAGCACTTGGCTGCAATGTCACTAGGAGAAGATGAAGCTAAACTTGTGAACCTGACAATAACTAATCAAGGACCACAAGACATTTATCAAACTGTAGCTGACTTAGTAAAAGTAAAGATAGAGAATGATTTAACCTCTTCTGCAACACTACAATTCAAAAACAAATCCAATGAAGAGGTGCGAACAGTTGCTGTAAGTGACTTAGCCAAGATGTGTCTTGACTACGGCGTCAACAGAAAATTAGTAAAACGTAACACTATGACGTTTAGCTATAGTTCAAAAAGAGCTGGCATGATGGATCAATTGCTTGAAGATACCATGCGTCCTTTAGCACTTGAAGTTCTTGCTGGTAATATCTCTAGTCATCCTTTTGGTGATGATGGGGGATATGCTGCTGCAAGATATTTATCAGGCATCACCTATTCTTCAATAGTTGATACCGTCAGCAAACCAGCGGAAGTTATGCGCTATCTACAGTCAATAGCCCGTGTAATGGCTCACGAAAGCAAGCCTGTAACTTGGACAACACCTTTAGGTTTTCCTGTAATGCTTAGGACGCCTAATACAACGTCAACACAAATTGAACTATTCTTACATGATAAAGGAGTTAAAACACGTTTTAAACCTAGATCACTTGTAGAAACACCCGGCATCAACAAACAAAAAGCAGCTAATGCTGTAGCACCTTCTGTCGTTCATAGTTTTGATGCTTGTCATCTACAGATGGTTGTGCTTGCAGCTAAAAAGGAGGGCATCAACAGTATCGCTTTAGTTCACGATAGTTTTGGATGTTTACCTAACGAAGCTCCTAAGTTTAGAGAGCTTATCAAACAAACATTTGTTGAACTTTATGAAAGGAATGATGTGTTACAAAACATATGGCAGGAAAACTTTGCCCATTTGGATACCCACGGGTATCGTATGCCAGAAGTTCCAACCAAAGGAACACTAGACCTTCAATCAATACTTAAAGCTGACTATGCGTTTGCCTAATTAGGAGCCCTTGGACTATGATACATGATATTGATGATGAAAACGAAACGTTGACCGAAGAAGAAATTGAGCAAATCCTTGGTCAGTTCCCAGAATTAGAAAACATGACGCCAATGGACGCTTTAGTAATGGCGGGAACACTACTGGACCTAGAGATACCAGTGCCGACCGACATTATCACTAAAGCACACTCCGGCGGCTATTACTTCGCTCATTAAACAAAAGGATAAACATGAAACAATTTATCACGACACCAGTTGGAACTGCTGTTCTTCCGTTTCTTCAAGAAGAAGATAAGAAATATGGCGGTTATAAAGTATGGATACGTGTTGATAAGAAGACCGCTGAAGTATTCAAAGCGAAACTTCTCGACACTGTAAAAGACCATCAGTTCAAGACAAAGAACGTCAAGCTTCCAATCAAAGCAGATGAGAAGACAGACGGCATGTATCTTATCGTAACATCGAGCGACTACAAGCCAATGGTGTTCGACAGTAAGAACCATGCGTTGCCACAAGACGCTAAAGTCGGTGGTGGCACTGAGTTACGAGTGTTAGCTGAAGTCTACCCTTGGGAAGTAAAACGCGAGGAAGGCATCAAGTTACGCCTCAAGCAAGCTCAAATCATCAAATTGGCTACTGGTGGTAGCTCAGGTTTCGATGAGGTTGATGATGGCTTTGAGGTAGATATTGATGGTGGACAAGAAAGTCACTTCGAGGAAGCAAATAGCGCACTCGACATTTGATGGTGGCTTTAACCCTATCTTGCTTCGAGCAAAATACAGATCAAAGCTTGAAGATAAGGTTGCAAAGCAGCTTACTGATAACGGAATTGAGTTCACTTACGAAGAACTGAAAGTTCCTTATGTTGTCCCTGAGAGACAAGCCAAATACGTCACTGACTTTGTCGTTGGTGACATTATTCTGGAAGCTAAGGGACGCTTCGGACACAAGGGACGTAAAGACGCTGAAGAGCGCAAGAAGTTCCTATTACTGAAACAACAGTATCCAGATTTGGATATTCGTTTTGTTTTTCAGTCAGCACACAAAACTAAAATATATCCCGGCTCTAAGACCACTCTTGCTGAGTGGGCTGAGACGCATGGGTTTCTTTATTCTGATAACGGAGAAATACCCGAAACATGGCTACAGGAACTAAAAGCCCAAAAACCATCCCAATAGCACAACTACTGAAACTAAAGCCACAGACTCGGAAAATCTTAAATCATCTTTCAAAGTATGGCTCGATTACTCCGATGGAAGCTTGGACTGTTTATAGCATCTATCGTCTTTCTGCCTGCATTCATGATTTGCGAAACACAGGCATCTCTATCGCAACTGAACTTAAAATGGATGCTTCCGGGCATCGTTACGCTCGTTATGAGGTCGCAGCATGAGCGATGTACCATCAAGAATGATTTTTGGTTACTCTGGATTTGGTCGAGAGTTTACCTACGAGTTGCACGGAGAGGAAGCAGACTATTTGCCAAAAGCGATGGCGACATTCGCTGAGTTTCTCCGGGCTGTTGGTTTTTGTTGGGTGTCAGTGGAACAGGTTGATGGACAAAAGATTGATGGCCTTAAAACCAAAGATTATTTGTTCCGTGGTGACTACAAGTGGGACCACACTACCGACTGGGCTGAACCTTGGTACAACTCAGACAAAGAATACTTATACGACGATGAAGATGAAGGCCCAGAGACACCTGATGATGACGAAGAGCAAGAGGTTATAAACAAGGCAGCTCACAATTACTGGAATAG